ATTTGCCTGGCAGAAATCTTTATCAATACCTAATTGTCTTAGCATATCTTGTACTTGAAAACCATCTTTAGTGGTACTGTAATGTTCACCATAAGTTGATTTTATATAGTCTGAAATTTCTTTGATTATTTTATCTTCGTTATATTTCATTCACTTCCTCTTTCATTAAATAGTTTACTTCTTTTCTTAATTCTCTAATACCCATTTTACTAAAATTCATAAATCTTGGTCTGATACCATTTACTGACTTATATTCGTCCCATATGTAATCTATTAAATTTTGTCTTACTAAATCTCTTAATGTAAAAATACCATAACTAACCCAATGGTCAGCGTGTTCTATCATCAAACCTTTGAAACTACCAGTACCTTTATTTTCTTCATTATACTTACGAGCACCTTCATTGTACTTTTTAATGTAGTTAATTAAGTTTTGTGATATTTGTTTTGTCATATTTGTGTTACCCATTTAAACTATAATAAATTACATCATCAATGTTGTGTTCATCAATATCTAACATATTTACATTATCAACATTTAAGATTTCTTTTTTTGCCTTGTCTTCATCAATTTGACCTGATTTCATACAAGCAATTATTTTGTCAACTTGATTTTCTGCATTATCTGAATAGTATTGTTTAGTTTTAGACATAGTGTTTTTCTCCTTTGTTCATCATTAGTATATCAAAAATTTGAAGCAATGTCAAGTAGTTTCTTTGTCTTGCCTCTTGTATTCTTTGTTTTAATGTTTTATTCATACTATTATAATATCATACCTAACCTAAAAGTCAAGCATTAAAAAACGTTGATTTTATTGACTTTTTAAAAGAACAAAGAGAGAACACCCTTTATTTCCAATGATTTTTGACCCATTCTATGGTATTTTTGTCGTATGATTCGTGTGGATGTAAGTCTATTAGTTCGTGTGGATTAGGTTTACCGTGAAATACTGCGATTTTAGTACCACTCTTTCTTTCAAGTGTCCATTTTTCTCTATGAAACCTAGGTGATTCTCTATCAAACCATTTTGCTGAAAAAGTCCACTCATCTGGATATGCTTTGTAGTAAGTTGTTTTCTTTATTGTCTGTGATATGACATTTTGATCACCTTGTAATTTATCAAAATTCTTTTTATCTTTCTGATATTCTTGCCATACGTATTTTGTCATAATATCATTGTTAAATCTCATAACACTAGAATTAAATAGTTTAGTTGATTTATTAAAATCATTCATACCTATAAACTTTGTATCTTTTTCATATTCAATAAAACAATCAATGTTTTCTAATATCACTACATCTAAATCTAGGTAGAAACAAGTACCTTGTAGATTTGCCTCTGGACTAAACAATGTAAGTTTGTTCCACCAACCTTCGTATGTATGAAAAGGTAACTTTCTTATTTCTACGTTTGCACCTGGTACTAACTTGTGCATTTTAACGTGATCAGTATAAATGATAAATTTGTGTGGTATGGTTAAATGTCTTTCAACCATATTATAAAGGACTTTTACGTAATCCGTTTTATACTTATTGCCCCAATATAAACATACTACATTAACCAGTTCCATATCGCCCTTAATGCTAGTAATAGATACATAAACTCCATCAATGCTCTAGGTATATCTTTATCTTTGATACCCATATAAATCCATATACTACAAGAAAATGTGGCAATCGCCCATCCAATCCATTGTGTATCAGGATTTGCATTTGATAAAACAAACGCACCTATCATTGCTAATAAAAAACCTAACCAACGCCAACCATCTATCTTTTTATAATATCTAATTTTCATTTTGTTCTTTTAGTATTTTATATGCTGTACCGTTTTCTATTTCTTTTATTGTAAACTGATTTTCTGCAACAAACTTTAACCACTCTTCCATAGTCTTACGACCAGGTCTTAATGGTTTTTTTATTTTACTTATATCTCTACTTGATACAGGTCCCATTATACTACTACCTTCAGCAAATACAGGTACCATATTCATTAGGGCATCAACACCAGATAATGACATATTTGTAACTAAACAATGAGCATACTTTAATTGATCTTTAATATCTGTTTCCCACCATTCGTTACCTGGTCTAGGTTTATTTCTAAAGACAATAGGCATATCTGTATGTTTTTTAATTTCTTGTTTTGCAATTTTTACCCATTCGTCTTGTGATATACCATTCATATGAAACGTTACAGTTTGTGATGACGGACAGAGCAAAATATGTTTAGTAACACCTGTATTCCATCCCTTAAATTCTGCGTCAATTCCTTGATGACGTAAGTATTCTAATCTTTGACCAGTACCTACTCTACCATAATTTGTATGTATACCACCTTTACATATTCTAAAATAAGTTTTATCATAATCGTGTATTATAGGACTAGGGTACCTAGTTATTTGTTGTGTTAAGTAACCTACATCTATATACCACCATTCTTCTTTTTTATTCATACACTCTTTTATTTTAGATACATTATTTCCACCTAATCCCCAAAAAAAGTTTATAGGTTTATCTTCGTCTTGCCAACCTTTTTCAATTGCTGGAAAGATTTGGTGTGATAAACAATCTGTTTTAGCTAGTTTGTGTGTTATTATCATATTTGTCAACTATTCTCTTTGCTGTTCCGTCTTGTATTTCTATCATAGAAAATTGATTTGCTAATAAACTATCTATCCATTTGTTAACTAAATCATTATCTCTTATGTATTCTTTTTCTATATCATCATATTTAATTGATACAGGTTTACACATAGATACATCATCACAAATTACAGGTATACCTTTTAATATGGCAGTAATACCAACTGTAGATTGAAATGTAACAACACAATGTGCTTTATGTAAATCTTCATCTAGCGGTCTAGTGTCTGTTTTATATCTAACAATAAAACTTCTATCTGTAAACTTTCTAATTTTTTCTTTTGTCTTTCTTATCCATCTATCTAAATCTGTAATTTTATAATATCTACAAACTGCTTCTGTAGGTGGTATGATTAATATATCTTTACCTTTTCTTATATCTTTTAATCTAAATGTTTCTTTAAACTGTTTATACTTTTGTATTCTGTTTCTATCTTCATCATTTAATTCAACAATTTTGTTTAGATTTTCACCATTTTTAGTTATTCTATATGATTGTATATCTGATATGTGATTACGTTTATGACCGTGTGCCTTAAAAAAATAAGCGTGATCAAAATAATAATAATTTAAACCTAATTGTTTACATTTGTATAACCAGTTTTCTGTACCTCTTAATATACCAAATACTGCAACATCATTTTTTTCTTTTAAAAATTCATTCATATCAAAACCAGGCCATACAGATTGTTCAAACGGTCCTACGTGATGTCCGCCTTTATATTGTGGTTTCCAAAATTTACCACCTTCGTTTTCAACAAAAGGTCTTACAACATTGTCTAATACAACTCTAGTACCAAAACCAACTAACATTACAAATCAACTTTATTACATTCATTATAGTTATTAAACCAATCTAAATTATAATCACAACCTTTATAATCTGTAAAATACGGTCCACCTTTTGTATAATGTACGTTCTTTACATCTTCTTTATAATTATATTCACCTACTAACCAATTCCACTCTAAAGGTATTTCACCTATAAGATGATCACCTTCTAACCATTTAAATTGATGTAGTTCTAAACCACTTGCTCTATTTACATAATTGGGTGTAAGTTGTGTACACTTCTTACAATTCATTAACATAAAACTAGACCAGTTCTTTTTAGTATAGGCAGTTTGTACTTGACCTAAAAACTTTGTTTTTTCTTTAGGTACATAATCGTGTTTACATACTTGTACTGCATACTTGTCATCCCTTAATCGCCACAATTCTGCAATATCAGCTTTCATTAACATATCACAATCCATAAACAATGCCCAACCTTGATAGTTCATTAAGTGTGGTATAATAAAACGACTAAAAGAAAATTCAGTTGATGAGAGATTGCCTCTTTCTCTTACAAAGTCGTCTTTTATATTGTTTAATGCAATAGGTGTAATTGCAACAGGTTTAGTCGAGTTTTTTAATATACTATATGAAAGCACATTAAATGCTACTTTTTCTTTATTATCATAACCAATAAAAATATTAATCATCTTAATGACCTTCGTCTGATTTAAATCCGTAATCTGCAACGATACTTAAAATTGCAAAAATTATACCCATTAGTATAATACCCCATAACCCAGCATCTTTTTCTACAAATAATATATGATATAAAAATTCTAATCCGTTCATTGATTAACTTTCTGTCCTACTGTTTCTCTTTCAATATCATTGTGATCAAATTCTGCCCAATACAATTCAAATGCCACACCATCTTCTAATCCTATAAATTGATGAAAGACACCTGGTTTAACTCTTGTAAAATCACCTGCTTTCAAAATAGTTTCATCAACTAAATCATAATCTTTTTGCCATACTTTAACTAACATCTTACCTGACTCTACAAAAAAACCGTTCCATTTATGTTTGTGTTGATGTTTAGAACAAGCAACATCTTTTTTAAATTCTATTCTATGAAATTCTAAAACACCATTTGCGTGTATCAATTCTGTTTGACCCCATATTTTACCTGCTTTCATCTATTTTTCCTCCATTCTGGACTATGTTCATCTTGTTTTCTTTTGCCTTTTCTATGATCTATATATTGATTTAAAATTTTATCTCTTGCCATAATATGACCATTTCTGCCATCACCCTTACTTAATTCTTTATAGTGTATATCTTCTTTGAAATAACGTCTTGTATAATCAAAAGTATGGCAATCTGTCCAATTATCTAATTCAAACACTTTATCTTCCTTATATAGATTTAAATAATAACTAAAAAATGCTTTTGATATTAATTTATTTTCATTAAATGCTAAAAATCCTGTTTCTGTATATTGTTGTGGTCTATCATAAAAAGATACAAAGGTATCGTCTGGTAAAAATTCATCAAACCAATCTATAGGTATAGGTTTATCAAACACACAATCTGCGTCTATGAAAAATATCTTATCACCATATTTTCTAGCAGCGTTTTGAGCAAATACTTTATAAGAAAATCTAACTGCGTCTTTAAAAAAACTTTCTACTTTTATATTCTTATTTCTGTCTATAAATTTTTTTAAATCTGGTTCGTGTTCAAATAAATCTAAAAAATGTACATTTTCAAATTTAGGATATTGTTTTATATCATCCTCTACAAAAACATATAAAGGTATCTTTTGATTTGTTATCTCAAATGTTTTTAATAGTTGATGAGCATATTCATCATATAATCTTTTATTAAAAGTTGTAACAAATATCTTATCCATATCTTTTCAAGTCTGCCTGTATCATATCATCAATTAAACTATCTAAATTGTGTTTAGGTTTCCATAACAATTCTTTTTTTGCCTTACTAGAATCACCTACTAGTAAATCAACTTCAGCAGGTCTTACAAATTTAGGATTTGTTTTTATAATATAATTTCCGTGATTATCTAAAAATTCATCACCATTATTATAAAAATTAATTTCTAATCTATTTAAACACTTTTGTATAAAGTCTTTTATTGAATATGTTTTGCCTGTTGCAATTACATAATCCTCTGGTTTATCTTGTTGTAACATTAACCACATTGCCTCAACATAATCTTCAGCGTGTCCCCAATCTCTTTTTGAATCTAAATTACCTAACTCTACAGGTTTACCGTTTTTCAACCAATGTACTAAACCTTTTGTAATCTTTCTTGTTACAAATTCTTCACCTCTCATAGGACTTTCGTGGTTAAATAATATACCTGAACAAGTAAATAGATTATAACTTTCTCTATAGTTTACAGTTAAATAATGTGAATATGCTTTAGCACATCCATATGGACTACGTGGATAAAATCTTGTTGTTTCTTTTTGTGGATTTTCTGTTACTTTACCATACATTTCACTTGTGGATGCCTGATAAAATTTTATGTTTGGATACTTGTTTCTTATAACTTCTAGTATATTTAATACGCCTAGTGAGTTAGTTATTGTTGTTACTTGTGGTTGTTCAAATGAAAGACCTACAAATGATTGTGCTGCTAAATTATAAAACTCGTCTGGTTGTACTTTGTCTAATACTTTTTCTATATTGTATGGTTCACCTAAATCAATATCAACAAATTCTATTTGATCTGTTATATTTAATTCATCTAAACGCCAATATCTTTTACCTGTGTTTCTTCTTTGAGCGCCGTAAACTTTATATCCTTTAGATAATAATAATTTTGCTAGATAGCATCCGTCTTGTCCTGTTATGCCAGTTATAATCGCCTTTTTCATTATTTCCTTTCAAATATTAAACCTGTTTCTTTCCAAAACTCTCTTTTCATTGTAGAGATTTCTTTAGATTGTTTTGTTAAATCTTCTCTATATTTAAATCCATATCTATCAAATAGTTCTAACCAATACTCTAATGGTTCACAATTAACGTGATGATGACCTGGTTTACCTGGTTCTGAATATGTAACAAACACGTATTTACCTTTTTGCATTAATGACATCCAATTATCTTCATATTCTTTTTCTACGTGTTCTATAAATTCACAACACCATATTAAATCAAAGTTCATTTTAATACTTTCTAACTTACCTTTTGTAAAGTCGTGTATTTCAAATAACTCTGGTTTTTCTCTTGTAGTTACAAAGTCGCCATCAACACCTCTTGCGTCTAATCCCAATCTTCTTGCTTCGTAAACCATACCTCCTGGTCCACAACCTATATCTAGCATAGATTTACATTTTAAATGATTAATTGCAAATGCTAACAAACCTGTATCTATGTGTGTGATATTACCGTGACCACCTAAATGTTTAGGTAAACCTTTTATATTACTCATTCTAGTAACTCCTTAATTCTTGGTAGAATAAAATCTGTGTTATCAAATTCACTCATTAAAAATTCTGTTGACGCCATTTGTTCAAACCATTTTAAAACTTCATTACTATTTGCATAATGCAAATTTTCTACTTTTCTATAATCTGTATTACCTAATCCTACACCAAAACTATGTTCAGTTGTAATTGTAGGTATTCCTAATTCAGTTAATTCAAAAATACTTGTACTACTATCTAGTATAGCACAGTAAACATCTTTTGCAATGTCAACAATTTTATTATTACCTACCATTACTTCAACATCTAAATCACTATAAGTTAGTTTACTATGAGGATGTGCCTTAACAACAATTTTTCTATCTGTAACTTGTTTAATCCAATGTACTGTTTGTGCAACAAATTCAGCAACAGGCACAGAGCTAGTAGGGTCGTCTTCTAAACCAGGTAAAATTAAAATATAACCGTCTTTATTGTTTTTCCATTGATGATTATGTACATTTGTAAATTTTATATTATTTGCTTCTTCTATTAGTTTTATAGTCTTTTCTAACCGTCCTTTAATAGGTTTACACCACTTTGTTTTACTATAAACCCAATGATTTAATCCCATTCTATAATATCTAGGTGGTATTTCTTTGTAGAATTTATTAATATAATTACACTTCATTCTACTTAATGTAGCACTTTCTATATGAATAATTTTTTTATTATAATGGTAAGCAAACATATTAACTAAATCGTTTCTATGATTCATAACTGCCATCTTATGATTATTTGCGTTAGGTAACCATTGTCTTTTAGGATGTTGACTACCAAAAGTACCGTTATTTAAAAAGAAATCACAGGTTTTCATATCATAAAAATCTTTATAATTAAAACTGTCTGTATTAGATAAATTTATGATCTCGTGTTTTTCTTTTAGGGCGTGTGTAATAGAAGTTACTGCTTTTGATTTATCAAACTGTACTATTTTCATAACCAACCTTTTGTATAAAATAACTATCTGCAATGTCTGATATAGGATTACCTACCTTATCTGTATCAAATATCTTTTTTAAATCTATTTTTGTTTCTTTAACAAACGATTCATACATCATATCTTTATCTGCGTTGCCTTTACCTGTTGCACCTTTCTTTACTACACTAGGTACAATTGTTTCGTATGGTATTTTTAGTTCTTGTAATCTGTATTTGAGTATGCCACAGTTTTCTGCTATTTGAAATATACCTTGTCCTTTTGATCCAAAAGAATAACCTTCGATATAGACTATAGGATTAATTAGATTTGTAACTATATCTAAAACAAAATCTGAAATTTGAGAAAATCTGTGTATAGGAGTTTTATATTCTTTATGTTCATAACCAACAACATCCTCACTCATATTACCAATCCACTTTTTTCTATTAGTTAAATAATAAAACATCAAACCTGCATTGCCATCAATGTTTATACAAACAGCAGGACTTGTTAAACTATAATCAATTCCAACTATCGTCTTCTTCACTAGACTCATATCTTTCCTCAATTTCTTCAACATCATCAATCTCTACCTCATATCCACAAAAAGGACAAGTTAATGGTTCTAAATCTTGTTCTTCCGTATTCCATTCTACAGAATATTTAGTATCGCAATTGGAACAATGTTTATTTGCTTTGTCTAGTTTAATTTCTAATGTCATTATAGTTTGAATTTTTTAAACTGATCTTTCTTAACGTCTTGTTTAATACCACCTATTACATAACTTTCTATTTCTGTTTCTTGTGGTGCATTTTGTGTTGATCTACTATTCAACCAATGTTCAACCCAAGGCAATGGATTTGTTTTTTGATCATAAGCAGGTGTTAATTGTATTGCCTTCATTCTTCTATTTGCCATATACTCTACAAATTGATGTAATAGTTTTTCTGATAAACCAATCATTGATCCTTTACTAAACAAATACGTTGCCCAACGTTTCTCTTGTTGTACAGCATCATCATACATTTGTAAAACTTCTTTTTCAGTTTCTTTAATAATCTTTGTAAAGTCTTTATCGTTTTCGTAATCTCTCCAGTTATTAATTATTCTTTGCGACATTGCAAGATGTTGACTTTCATCTCTTGCAATAAAAGATATAATCTTTGCTGAACCTTCTAGTTTTTTTAATTCACCAAATCCAAAAGAACAAGCAAATGATACATAAAATCTTAAACCTTCTAATATATTTACAGATACCATAGCAAGATATAATCTTTTCTTTAATTCATACATATCTACTTTTTTAGGATCAATTGTCCATTGATATCCCATAGATATTAAATCATCATAAGTTTTTGTTACACTTGCTGCTCTCTTTTCAATTTTCTCATCTTGTATAATTGTATCAAATACTTCACTAGGATTTGAATATAAATTTTTTATTATGTATGTGTAACTTCTACTATGAATAGTTTCCATAAAGTCCCAAGCAACAACAGCACCTTCTAATTCTGGTAATGATATGAAAGGTAAAAATGCAAGACAAGGTCCTCTACCTTGTACACTATCTAACATTGTTTGATATTTTAAATTAGAAGTAAAGATAAACTTTTGTTCTTCTCTTAATTCAAGGTAATCGTTTCTATCTTTTTGTAAAGATACTTCTTCAGGTCTCCAAAAATATCCTAATTGTTGTTGTGTCAGTTTATCAAAAATAGGATACTTCATTGTATCATATCTTTGTACTGCTAAATCAGGACCAAAAAACATTTGTTGTTTTGTTGCGTCTAACCCTTTATCTTTATTGAATACACTTTTTACCATTTCGTTCTATTTATTACCTTTTTAAATTGTACAGCTTTCACACGCCTCTTCATCTTCTACTTCTTTAGGTGTGTCTTCAACTGGAGTTTCGTAGTCTATGTTATGTTGTGGTTCGTCAACATCTTTTTTAGCGTCATATGTGTTTTGATAATATGACGTTTTCCAACCATACTTATATGTTGTAAGTAAATCTTGTGCCATTGTTGACACAGGAACTTGATTGTCTTCATAGTTTTCAGGATTATAAGACCAATTACCAGATATTGCCTGATCAAAATATTTCTGCATTACAGATACTACATTTATATAACCTTCATTTGATTTCATATCCCATAATAATGTGTAATTATTTTTAAGTCTTTTATAGTCAGGTACAATTTGTTTTAAAGGACCTTTTTTAGATTTCTTAATTGATAGATAATCTCTAGGTGGTTCTATGCCGTTTGTGGCATTAGAAACCACGCTAGATGATTCTGATGGCATTTGGGCCGAGAGTGTGCTATGTCTTAGGCCGTGTTCTTTTATTTCTTTCCTTAACC